TAATAGAGGTATAAGTAACCATTTATTTCTTGGTTCATGAGGTGGACGTTTACATTGAATAATTAGATTTTCATTAAATTTGTACATAAATAAACTCTCAAAGCAGTTAAGCTAATATAAAGAAGGATTAATACTAATCCTGTACCAATGTAGATATATCCCCAATACTGTGTATATAGGTGATGGAGATATAATCCAATTAGTATAAATGGAAGTAATAAAAGTGTTACAGCATAAATCAAGTAATACATACTATCTCCTATTTAACGCTCAAGAGAACTCCGTCTTAAAGACTTCGTTCTCTTTCGCTAATTAACCTGTCATTAAATCTTTGAATTCTTGTGAATTTTTACTAAGGTCTTTAGATATTTCAGCAATTATGTAGTCACGGATTGTCATGCAATGACATCGTTTCTTAACAACATCATGAGGTGATTGACAGAAACAAGCTAACTCAATATCTTGAGTTTTAGCTATTTCAACAAGTTCTTTTGCACGTTGAGGAATGTTAGAGTGAAAGTATTCATGATATTTATCACATACTTCATCTCTGTTTGAATGAGTTACATTAGCAGCAAAAGGATTACCTAATAATCCTAATTGACCTTTACCAGGTCTACCACAATACTCACGATGAGTATTAGGTTGTTGTTTGTCATAGACTTTTACTATAGTAATCATAATACTCACCTTTTATAATTGTTAATGGAATAATCCAACACATAAAATGCTCCTCTATGAAAGAGGAGTTTTTGTTTTATATCGTAACTTTAATTAAGCCATTACGGTATTCGGTTACTGAGTACCCTAACAGTTTTAAGCTGTTAGCAATTACTCTTCTACGAGACTCAAATACATCTCTGTATTGAGGACAGTTATCAATAGTTGTTCCTTTGGGATAAGTCACAAAGAAACTCACAAAGAGTACATCCAAGTATTCTTCATGGTCTACTTCTATAGATTCTTCTGATATTTTTATATCACGAATAATCTTTGAGTATTTAGCAACTATCATGTTTGCTAAATGTAATGCTTGTTCAGTTTGTTGAATGTTCATGTTGTTACTCCTTTAGGGATTAAAGTGGTGGAACACCACATTGAAAGATACTTCTAAGATTAGTTGTTAAGACATCCTTGTCTTATGGGATTACATTACTAAATCTTTAGCATTAACCCAACTCCCGTTGTGATAACACATGGTTTTCTTTACAGATTTGTTGAGTTCAGAACCTCTTACAGGAGCATTTTCGTTATGCCTGAAGGTTAAGTTATAACGAATACCTTCTCCTGGAAGTACAGCATGATAGTAATCAATTTGACTTCTTCCTGACATTACAATAATGTCCCCGTGATTGAGTTCAAGGTCTAAGAAAGGAGTTCTGTAACCTTTAGTGATTGAGAACACTCTTGATGCACCTAATGAAATAGATACAATAGTGCTGAGTGGAGTAATCTCTGGTTCGTTATCTCTATGACGACCTAAACCTTTACCTGATTGGTATTTGTTTACAAGAAGCATATTGAAATAACCTAATGGAAGGTTAAGATCTGCTTCTAAGTCTTCAGCGAGATGTTGAATATAGTGTGGAAACTCTTTTATTGCTTGGACAGCACCTGAGTAATTGTATGTACAAGTACCGAAGTAAGTGGAAAGTGTGGATTGTTGTTTGAAGGTTTCTTGTGAGACTTTGTTAAGTAATGTATCAGCAGAAGAACCAAGTGAACCAACTTTTTTGAAGCACATAATAATCACCGTTTTGTTATTGTTAGTGGAATATTCCTATACATAAAATGCTTTTAAGCTTTTAAACCAAGTGTGTTTAAAGTGGTTGGTAACAACCACAATAGACTATCTTTGTTTGAAACATTAAAGACTTAAACCAATGAAGGAATAAGTCTTTTTTGAGTTAGTATTTACAATACCAAACATTATCTATTTGGTAACACTGAACAATATTACCAGCTATTATTGTGTGCATTGATAAATAGTTTTCTCTTGAACTAATATCAAAGAATGTACCATTATCAATCATGGTTTGAATTTGTTCGGTAGTAAAAGAATTCATTTGTAAAGCAAAGTCATCAGTTTGATTGTTACGCATTAGAGTTCTCCAATAAGTGTTATACGACATGTATAA